AGAAGAACCACGAACAGCAGATGATGAAGTTGACGCAGCTATGACTTTACTACCGTTCTCCAGTTCAATATTTCCTTTGTTCCAAACGACTACCCCTTGCTGTAACCATTTCGGTAAATTTTCGTATGCTGTTTTCCATCTGTCTAATAGTTCTCTTGCTGTTGAACCTTTGTTTGCGAGTATGGCAATGTTGACTTGATCATTGAATAGAGCATAATGTAGAAGATATGAAACAATTGTTGTTGACTTACCAGTCTGGCGTGGCATCTTACAGATCACAAAACGATTATTGTGAAATGTATTTACCATTTTTTCTTGATAATCGTAAAGATCGAAGTTGACAAGACCTCTATCAACGTGAACAATTTTTACATATTCTCTTGCGAAATGAATCGGATCTTTGGCACAAGTCATATATTCTTTGAGAGTATGTTCATCATACTCTACTGGAACATATGCTGCTTTGAGTAGTGGATTGCCTAAGTAGTTTTCTGTAGCCATTTGAAATTATATCACCTCTCCTCTAGGTTTGTCTTGTATAATAATTCTGGAATTAGTTTTTCCTGTTTTAGGCGATTTAAATAATTTTACGAACCCTTCTCGATTTGTTTCTTTGAAATCAAGTTTTATTCGATTATCTTGATCAAGATCACGTTTTCTTATGATCAAATAAAATTTTCCAACTTTTTTCTTATATTCATTAATACTGTAAAATTGACCATTTGGATTTAAATAAAATTTTCCGTCTTCCTCATCAACTTTCCCAGTAACATTTATCGGACCCTGATACATATAGTCTATTGGACCGCCCATAGCTTCATTTCCTCTTAAAATATTCTCAACATATTCTTCTGGTATTTCATAACTCATATCTGGAATTAAATATGCGCCAATAGTATCACCATCTTTTAATTTTTCACTGATTATTTTTCGACCACCTTTAGTTTTACTCTCAATTTTTATACTTTCAATGTATTTCTGTGCTTGAGTGTAAAAATCTTGAATTAACTCGGGAACAATTCTATTTAAACCTGATAATCCCCCACCCGCTAAAGATGGTGTGGTCGGTCCCTTGCATGAAATACCAATTTCTCCTTTATCCGTTTTGATGATAACATCAATGTAAGGTTCATCATTATAATCATTTTTACCGACTTTTTTTTCGGCACCTGTTATTTGATATCCCAGTAATTTTCTATCTTTTGCACAGTTGTTAGAAATTTTGCAGTGTCGATTTAAAACATTATTATTGATAAAATTTATTAAACTGCTTTCTTGTCTCTCGGAACCTGATCCTGATGATTTTCCTGCTCCTCCACCAAATTCTTTGTCTTTGAATAATGAAGTAAGTCTAACGTAATTTTTACCTTTCAGTTCAATCATCATATAATCACTTGCATCTCTTTTTTCTAACCATTTCCAAATTATATCCGAAATATTTTTATTAACGTTTTTATCGTATACAACATCTTTTTTAAATTTAAATTTACCTGTTGCGGTATATGGTTTGTCTTTGGGTTTTGGCTGAGTTCCAATGTAAAATGAACCACCATTTATTATTCTATTTGCTAATATTGTGTATCTTTTATCCGCAGAACCTTTAATATTTTTTTTTAAATCTCCATATTGAATAGTTGCCATTACTTCTTTTCCTTTAGCATTTTTTGAAGTTCTGCTGTGCTACCAACAAACAATGCGTTAGTAACATTATTTGGTCCTTTTTTGACTTCTTGAGTAATATCTTTTTTCTGTTTGTGGATGTTGACAAGATTTTGATTTTGTTCACCAACCGTCTTGATCAATTGACCAAGTACCTCATACATACGTGCATTTCCACTATCTCTCGCTTCCTGCATCAACTCATGAATAGCATCATGCCCACGCTCAATGATATTATAATAATTTTCACGAGCATATTTGTAATCTGTTTCTAAATCTTCATCATTGGATTCGATATGAATTCTTTCTACAGAATCATTTACAACTGTAACGTTATTTGAAATTTCGAGTAACTCGTCTAATTTTTCTTCAAAATTCATAATTAACCTTTTTGATCATACCAATTGCCAAGTTTTTCTTTGCAAGTTTTTGAACTATTTTTTAAATCTTTTTTAATAGTTTTATTTGACATCTTATCAATAAACTCTTGCTGTGTCAATTTAATTCTTAAATCATCAACAGCACAACTACATTGCATTGCAACTTTTTCTTCATTAAGTTTATATTTTAAATGTAATTTTTTATTGCGATTAAAATCCATTTTCAAACTTGCTGAACAACTATCAAACGCATAATTAACTACAGACGATTCCCATCCTATTTTTTTTGTTGCACAAGAACTTATAATTAAAACTAAAAATAATGTTAAATATTTAAACATATTCCCCCGTATCAAAGTCAAAATCTTTAGGTATACTAAACAATGTAATTGTTGTGTTTGTATTGAAACTATCATTATCAACCTGCTGATCTGATGATGGATTTTGATCTGGAACTATACTAATGTGTGATATTATACTATCTCTAGATAATGATTTATCACTATTTTCTGTAATTAAAAAATTGGTTCCATTTTCTAATTCTAAAAAATTTAGACCGTAATTTGAGCTATTTTCAAGTAATATTTTGTCTAAAATTGATTCGCTTGGTACTTCATCATCTAAATTTTCCCTAAATGCAATGTCAATAGATTTTATTAAGTTAGAACTAGATTTGATGTCAGGATATATGTATCCTTTAAGTGTAAAATTTAATGTCCATATTATTGCTCTTCTGGCCGTAAAGTCGCCTTCATAAGTATCTTCTACGCTTGCTCCATTTATAATAATCGGCACATCTAATTTTAAACCCATTTCTGTTAAAATATTTACAGATACAGTAAACTCAGGTGTAAAAAATGGTAGTATTTGTTCTAGTAATTGTGTACCATCTTCAGCATTATCCACAAAAATATACAGAGAAAAATCAAATGTATATGGAACTGGAGCGTACATTTTTTTTGACGTATTTGTCCAAAAATCTTTTTTTACTATTGTCGTTGCTGGATTAAGTTTTCTTTGTGCATCATAATTCATCGATATCATTTCAAATCCAATCCTAGGTAATGTTATAGCAACATTATTTGTTAGATCAGGATCTGAAGTCAATCTAGTTAAAAATTTTTGTTTTGGTCCATACGCAACTGGAACTTTAATTTTTGATACAACACTATTATTTGAATTTCTTTTTGTTAAGTATAAATCATTAAATAATGTTCCAAATACAGTTACATATTTTCTAATTGTTCTATGGTAAAATGCTTGTCCTAACATACTACTCCAAAATATTACTATATGTAGTATTATTTAGTTTAATAAATAGTTGTATGGCTATTACAATAAAAACTCAAGGACAGAATTTAACCATGTATCAAGGCAGTAACTTTGAAAAAACGTTTACTGCCAAAGACGCTAACACCGCAAATGTTACAATTAATGGTGGATCATGCTCTTCTCAAATGAGAAAAAATCATACGACCACTAACAATTCTTTCATCTTAGATTTTACAACATCAATATCAGGAAGTAATGTAACAATCTCAGCGAATTCAACTCAAACAGCATCAATGATATCAGGTGTTTATGTATATGATATTGAATATACTCAATCTGATGGGGCGACTAAAGAACGAATTGCAGAGGGCATGGTTACTATAATTCCAAATGCAACAAAATAATTAATAATTATTATTTTCTGAAAACGGATTTGATTCTGAGAAATCGATTATATCATCAGCTTCTCTTTCTATTTCAAAATTTTGTGCCAAATCATCATTAACGAAAACTTGCTCATCTGATTGACCAAATACTTTAATAGTTGCTTTATTTGAATTTTGAATCAATTCATTATTAGTAAATTTATTTGTAGACCGCATCACTTTAATAGAATCCGAATCTTTAAATGCTAGTTCACCAGTCGAACCACTTGTCAAGCCAATAAGTGTTTCCCCTAATGTGAAATTAGAATCAGGATCAGCAATTGTTATAGTTGGTGTAGATGTATATCCATATCCACCCGTTATAGAGATAGAATCGACTTTTGCGGATGTAGCGTTAATTGTGGCAATTGCAGTTGTTGGAAAATTTGAAATTGTTCCCGTGGGATCATCAAATGTAATAGTCGGATCTGATAAGTAAAATTTACCGCTATTTGTCACTGTGGTAGAAGATACATAACCATATGATGAAATTGCAGATGTTGCAGTAGCATTTATATTATCAAAATCGTCATATGTTCCTGTCGGTTCTGCAATCGTCAAAATTGGTACAGATGTATAATATTTTCCACCTTCAGATATGGTAATCCCAATCAATACTCCATCAGATATGGCAGCAGTAGCTGATGCTTTAAAATCTTCTGCTGTACCTGTTGGATCAGAAATAGTAATACTCGCATAATTAATATACTTATCTCCTGCATCCAAAATCGAAATTGATGTAACTTCACCGTCTGTTACAGTTGCTGTTGCGGTTGCTCTAACCGCCTCGAAATTTTCTGTAAATATTAGACTTGATGCTGCCGACCCATTGTATACTGAAGCATCATCATAAAATTTAACATTATCATAAAACTGAGAACTTGTTGTATCGCCAATTGTAAATTGACCATTTTCCAAAAAGATTTGATTTTCATAATTGGAATTACCAAAATACGAATAATACCAATCTCTAGTTCTACTTGATCCATTCGGTGTTGTCCACCAAGAGAATGTTGTGCCATTCCAACTAAATTCAAATGTATTCCAGCCCGCCCCAGATGCTATAGATATAGATTGATTTGTGATTATCTCATCCATATTATTGTCATTTAAATTTCTAATTTCTATTGTGATTGTCTTATCAGCTACCCATTTGACATTGAAATTTTCAGACTGATACAAATATCCGGATGTTGGGGTAGAAGTTCCATTATAATAATAATCAAATATTACTGTTCCTACACTATCAGTACCTTCTCCCGTATCTAAATCTAACTCTATTTCTGTTAAATATGCAGAATATGTTCCGCTACTAACTTGTAATGTAGAGTAATACAATGCTTCCGGAAATGATACTGTTACTGTTGGATTACTGGTGTAGAATTTACCACCATTAGTTATGGATATTGATGAAACTGCATTTCCGACTACTGTAGCAGTCGCTGTCGCAGTTTGTCTATCTAATGTGGGTTCAGATACTGTGATTGAAGGATTACTTGTATAAAAACTACCAATATTAGTAATCGTTGCTCCAGTCACAACTCCATTGGTTAAAATAGCTGTTGCTGTTGCAGTAACTGGTTCACCTGGTGAAGAAATATAAATTGATGGTGCTGAAGTATAATATATACCTTTATTTGTTAGAGCCAATTCAGTAATTGTGCCACCCACTCTTGTTGCAGATGCCGTAGCGGTTATGGGGGAAGATAAATCAGGATCAGAAATAGTAACGGTTGGAACTGTGTAATAATAAGATCCCCCAGAAGTTACTGTAATATCACTAATTAAATAATCGGTTACAGTCGCCGTTGCTGTTGCGGTATCACCAGTTTCATACTGATATTCATAAACATACGTATTTTCTCGTTCGATTTTATCAATGTCATTAATTCCTGTTCTAATTTTCTGTCCATCATACTGCATTAATTCACAAGTAAGATCAAAAATTGGTAATTTGCCAAATTGATAAAAAACCGATTCATGTTCCACATATCTTATTTCATACAATTTTTTGTTAAGTGGTAAAAATATTAGATCACCTTCTTTAGGTCTTGTGTAATTTTCAATTTCTAAATTATCAAATCTCCTACGTGCTACTGAAAACACAACTTGATCGCGTATTTCCAAACCAAATCTTGAAATGAAATCACCTTCTCCTTCAAATCCATCTACTGTTTTAATGTACATTTCAACTAAATGAGAAGCATTAAAATCCGAAATAGTATCTTCCAAATAAATCTCATCTTTATTTACAATAGTTCTTGGTAAATAATAAACATCAATACCAAAATTTTTAATAGCTTCAATAATTAAATCTTGGTGTAAAATTTGTTCAGGTGTATACTGATATTTGTTAAAATAAGGATTTGTAGCCATTAACCTGGACCAACCATAAAGTCTATTGGTAATTCATATTTCAATGACATATTTTCTTCTATGTCCCGCAATTCGGTAATTGCATCATCAAATAATTGTCTTCCGTCTAATGTGATTCCTCCAGGTAAAGCAACACCTTGATATTTAATTAAATTTGATCCCCATTGTTTTTTAAATAACGCAGTAACATATCTTTTTAGAAACATGTCATTGTATACGTCTGTAAAAGTTTCTGGATCAACAATTCTAAATGCATCAACAACGACATATTGATCTTTCGATAAATCATTATCCCAATCGATATCCAAATGTAATCTATTTTGATGTCTATTAAATCTCAATGGTTTTTTACCAACAAAAATATCATTAAGCAATTGTATATGTTGCATTGATAAATTATAATTTATAATAGATGTTGATGTTAGATAAGGCAATTCATTTAGATGAAATTGATATCTAAATGAAAACATGCTAGACGATATTTGACCGCCCCCAGAATCTTGAATATCGAATATTCCGACAATACCAGTAATAGAATCAGTTAATGGTATATAATGATTATCCAAATCACCAAATGTTAGATATCCACTATCCGATGAAACAGTTGCTGTGACACCTGATTTTTGACCTTCTATTGTTTCGGAGGATGAAAAAGATGAACTTACATTATTATTTGCTATACCCGTTGAATCATAATGATTTTTAAATGTTATAATACTAGAATTTGATGATATAATGGTCGCTTTAGCATTGGATGTTGCACCAACAATTTGTTCCCCATCGGAGAAATTACCTGATGATGAAGTGATTTTTAATTCCGATGCAGTAATCTTATGTATATGATACATTCTTTCAATACCATCAAAGTGATATTCTTGAAAAAATTGAATACCTTCATCTATTCTATCTTCCAATTGATCATCATCAACATTTATCTCAATCACTGGTGATCCTAGTGATCTTAAACAATACTGCTTTAATTCTTCTCTTGAAGATGGTGTAGCCATTAATTTTTCCTATTTAAGTTGATGGATTTAAAATGGTTGTACCATCAATATCATATACTATCAATCTACATCTAACACCGTTTGCATTTATTTCACCTGTGCTTGTTATATCATCATATGCGTTTAATTTTCCATATAATGTTAAATTATTAGGTGAACCATTTTCTCCAATTTGAACACCACCGGTATACTTAGTAGTTCCAGAAAATTCGGTGTCGCCAGTAATTTCGAGATCTCCAGAGACACTAACATTTCCGGAAACCGTAAGATCACTCTTATGAATACTGTTACCCCAAACTGTCAAATTAGAGTTTTCACTACTTGATCCAATCGAAACATCACCATCTAAATTAGATAGTCCACCAACAGTAATATCTCCAGCTACAGATAAATTTTCACTAGCTGTTAAATTACTTCCATTAACATCTAATGTTCCTGTTATCGTAGCATCACCATATACGGTTAGGGTAGAAGGATCGTTTTCTTCTCCAATTGTAGTATCCCCATTAACTGTTAAATCTCCACCCAAATCAGTATTTCCAGTAACACTTAAATTTTCACCCCCTGTAATATTTCCATTATTAACAGTTAATGTGCCTGTAATTGTTCCATTACCCCAAACTTTAAAATTAGAATTATTTTTTGATTCACTACCAATTGTCACATTATTAGCTACTAATAGATTTTTTCCAATTTGTGCTGATAATGTAGAAACTAACCATTGACTAGTACTAACATTTTGTGTTGCTATGATTTTTTCGTTAACTGTCAATATTTTACCCACGGTGACGTTTTGATCTATAGTTGTATTTCCCGTGACATCAAGATTGGTTCTTACAAAAGTATTTCCAACTAACCAGGTATTTGCGCCACCAACATATACATTTCCAGTTAAACTTGTATTGCCCGAAACGGTTACTGTACCGTCTATGTCAGTATTTGAAACAATATCAAAACTTTTTATTGTTTGTTGATTTTCATCAACATATGTTAATGATGTAATAAATCCACTGATACTACTATTACCTGTAACTGTTATTTCTTTGTCAATAACAGTATTGCCGCGAATAAAAACTTCATGGTTTTTATCAAATGGGCCCAAATAAGTTGTTGAACCATTGATCGTCACAGTGTTCGCAAATGTTGCAGCTCCTGTTAGCGCAAAAGTATTCGAAGCAACGATTTTACCCGTAAGTGTAGAATTACCAGAGACTGATAACTTTTTATCTATTACAACATTTTGAGAGACATCCAAATCTTGTTGAAGATATGTGTCTCCTGTCACTGTCATATCACCATTCATAGCTGTATCTCCCGACATTGACATTCCGCCCGATACAGCTACTCCTCCTGTTGCAGCTATTGCCCCACCTACCGATAAATTTCTCTTTACATCTACATCACGCTTTGATATCACATCTCCCCAAAAAGTTAATGTCTGAAATGTTCCATCGTCCGAACCAACTGTAAAATTATTTGATACAGTTACATCATGGTTCATTGCAGTATTTCCGCCAACAGTGACATTTGAAGTTATTTCAACATTACCTAAAATTTCCCATGAACTCGGTGAATAAACATCATTATTATTATAATATAATCTCATGGAATAATTTTGAGGTATTTTTGTGCTTTCATTAATCTCACCAGTACCTAGGTAAACATAACCTTCAACAGCATTATTGTATGAAATATAGTAAGCGCCGCCTCTTTGATTGTCTGCATTTTCTCCAACACCTAAAATTGCAGATCCAAAATTACTGCCATCTACTGCAAGATAAGTATGATCACCACCTTTGATGTATACATCTCCATCGATTTTTAGATGACCGTCTTCATACAAAGATGGTTGAGTATCAATATGAACATTTCCCGTAAATTTTGTTAAACCTAAAACATCTAATTGATATTCTGGATTTGATTTATTAATACCAATACTTCCACCTGCTTCTACTGTTATCAATGATGCAGAAGAATTAGCAACTTCTAACATTTTTGTTTGTGATACAATAGTATCATTTCTAACGTATAAAGTTGTACCTGTAGTGTCTACTGCTTTGGAAACAAAACTCACTAAATTGCTGCTATGACCATTCAAAGTAGAAATATGTAATATAGATCCTGTTGTTATACCATCACTAACGATATTAAAAGTATTTTGTGTCGTATTATCAGATACAATATTGATAGAGTAATTATCAGAATCTTGATCTATATCAATACCTTTACCTGCCCTCATATTCATATACAATGCGGTTGTTCCTATCGCCTCACTTCTTGCTTGCTCAATGTTTATCAATTTTCTCAAGTTAGTTGATGTATTTTCATCTCTAACATGCATCAAAGATCCTGAGAATGCCGTATCAGTACCGCCACCATCAGATAAATTATTATATTTTATATCTAATAGATTACCAGTGGTTATGGTACTTGTCTGTAAATTGAAACCATTAGATGATGTTTGTCCAGAAACAATTGTGGCCGCACTTTTAGTTCCTCGTGCAGCATTTAAATAAAAACCAACAGTATCATCAGTTGTTGCTTGATGAACATGCAATTTACCAGATAATGGAGCAAATGCATTTGCTCCAGCGACTTGTAAAGATCCGCCATGGTCTGTAAGTATTCTTGCTTTTGGATTTGATAATCCTGCAGAAAATTCAATAATATCAGTGGAATTAACATATTTTATATAACCCTGATCAACATCTGCTTCATCCCCAAAAAATATGTGAGAATTTTTTGAAGAATTTGATAACAATGTCATTCCAACATTATCACTATTTTCTAAAATTAATTCATCACCATTAATGAATTTAGCGGCAACTTGAGCTTGAGTCAATAAATTTTCTAACAATCCATCTTGTGTATTGGCGCTTCCTGATCTAATATGTACTCTTCCAGAAGATGTTGTAGCTGTACGAGTAATACCATCCCATTCAGGAAAATAACCAATGCCAACGTTGGCATTGGTTACATCAGCACCTATTATCATTCCTGTATTTGAAACAATTGTAGAATTTGTATTAATGGTCAAGTCCGAACTGTGAACTATTGTGTCTCTAATAACTTGAGGCTCAAAATACCCGCCTTCAAAAGTTGCACTGGTGAGAGTATGCGTTCCATCAGTTATCGTCAACTTACCGGTATAATCCGAAGTCATGTAAATATTAGACGCATATATTTCCCCATAATTTAATACAAATTGATTTACAGTACCTAAATCACTAACAGTTGCACCATTCAAATCTATAACTGATGCCCCATTCGCTCTTAGTGTTGCGCCATTTAGATTTATTTCACTGTGATTTAACTGTACATTTTCAATTTTACTGTCTGGAGTCGAACCTGTAATTCTGTCACCGCCATCTAGAAAAATATGATGAACATTACCAAGAGATGCTACATTTGCGGAAAGGAAAGTGACATTTGAAGTGCCAGATGAAAAATTAAGTTTATTACCCGCAACCTCATCAGATGAAACGGTATTCGAAATAATTGTGTTAATACTTACTGTACCCAATGAATCTGCGGAAATTAATGCTGTCGTAGGATTCGAATCCGTGCTCTCATTAATAACAGTAATCAATTGATTGGTTGTAACTCTCCAATCTTCAAATGTTTGGGTCAGCGTAACTTCATTAATATTAGGTTCGGATAATGCCATTGTTTTCCTCGTTATTTAATTTATCCAGGATTAACCTCATCATCATCTTTAATTCATCAACATCTTTTTTTAAACTATTTATTTCTTTGGTTTCGTTTTTTAAATCGTTGATTTGTTTCAATCGTAACCTGTGCTTTTCCAATGCTTTTAAATCTTTTGCGATTAAAGCGTTAGAATGTGAATCTCTATGATATCTAGGATCATCTGTTAAGATTTTCAAGGTTGACCTTCACTATCTAACGCTACCGCCCTAATGTCTGATATTCTAGGTATACCTATAAATGTATCTTGAGCAACACGATTGAGAGCAAAAACTATTTTTATAGCAAAAGTTCTAAAATTATTAAATTGTGTACCCGTAGAATTTTTATAGGATATGTATTGATCTTTGGTCTTATATGCAAAGCTCTTAAAATCATTCTCGTTTAGAGAGTATGTCGAATTTGCTGTTTCTTGCGTCATCAATATATATGGTTTTTCGTCAAATGGCTCAGAATCTTCTGTGGCCAATACTTTGTAAAAAACATATATTTCAGATCCTCTTGGTTTATATGCATTTATATAAACTTTTAAATCTCTGGCATCAAAGTTTTCTTCTAATGTCACTCTTCTGGTAATGTATCTCGCAGAATAATTCCCTCCCGTAGAATGTTCGACATTTGCAGTAAGCATTTCAGAACCTTTTGCCCCTTCACCACTTATTTTTATTACTGCACCATCGCCAGCAACATAATCATTGCCCCCATCATAAATAGTCACCGTCGGATTAGTTAAATAACCAGCACCGCCATTCTGTACGACAACTTTATTGATTATACCATTCGCATATGCATTTGCTGTCAATGTTGCAACATTAGATCCAATATCAGGACTTGATACTACAAAAACACTTGTATTGCTCAATAAATCATCATCATAACCAGATCCTCTATTTGTAATAATTATATCTGAATTGGATATACTTCCATTATTAATTATATTTTCGACACAGATGACACCAAATCTAGTGGAATTTAAAAACGGAGATATTAGTGTATTTGTTGTTTCAAAATATACATTAATTTGCATACTGTTTGCATATTGAGGATTTCCCGTATCACTGGTATATGTTATTTGTTTTTGACTATTTAAATCTAAATTCTTATTGATTGTAAATAATTCCGCGGATTCTTTTACACTTGAAGATTTATTAGTAGAATAATATCTAAATTGTGATAAAGTTTGTGTAAAGTTTTGAACATCAGTGACAAATTTAATGGTATCAAAAACAGTATTACTATTAGTCAAAGACAATGAGTTTGGTTTATTATCTAATCTAGCATAACCACTTTTTTGTGAAAATTCGCACCTATTGACATTAAACATTAGACCGAAATCTTCTTGAGGTATCCAATTGCCTAAATTATTAGGTTTAAAGAAAGAACCAACATAGGGCTGTTTTGATATAGTACTAGTTGTTCCAGTATGTGATGCGCCCAATTGATACGCATATAGATCATAAATTGAACTATTTGTTTGTACAACAATAGCATATTCATTAGGAGGCAAATAAACTGGATGATCGAATTTAAAAATAGTTTGTGATCCAATATCCAAATTATTCCTATTCGCAGTATATGAGTTTCCTAATGGGGTTTCAGGAAATTCCCCATTAATATTCGGAGTTGGTATACTCGTATTCGCTGTTATTCTGGCAGGAGTTAATACAACTTCTGTTCCAGGAATCACCGTTGATGCGCTTGGTATGCCATTTATGACAGGTCTCAATTGTAAAATAACAGATTTTTTTGCCGAAACTGATAAATCTTTATGGTTAAAATATAATGTAACTTTATCAGCAAAAATACCTTCAGGATATTGATTTTTATCAACAATAAAAGTTTGGGCCATTGGATTTAAAAACTCTGAAGATTGCGATCCTTTAGCATCAAAAGAAACTCTAGAGACTCTTTCTTGAGTCATATCTTCTCTTTTTATTATTAAAGGCCTATGAGATAATATACCAAATTCATTATCTAAATTCAAAGCACATCTAGAATAAAATATATCTTCCGCGACAGAAGTTGTTACAGCTGGAATGTTTGAAGGATCATCACACAATCTAAATAAATTCTCAGAACCAAAATATTTATTCGGTTCAATGTGAAATTTACCCGCCGTAACACCTTCGGAATTAACAATCAATTCACCATCCACATATTCATAATGTCGAACTGCTTCAATATTACCTGTTACAGAACTTCTCTCTCCAATAATAGTAACTCCCTCGCCGAATGCTTGTTCATTAGAGATATCCGTAATCATAATCGAACACGAATTTATTGAATTTCTATCTGACATATACAAAACTGTGGCCGTATTTCCTGCACTATCACCAGATCCTATAATTCTAATTTTTTCATAATTTCCTGATGTAGTCTCAAAAACATTTGATGAATTAACTTCTGACAGAGTAATCAAAGATGCCTGTTTAACTTTATGAGTCACTGCAAAATCACCAAAGAACGCATAAACATTTTTTCCTGGTTTTAAACCTTTCGCAACAAAATTTACATACTGTTCTCTTACTCTAGGAACAACACTTAAATTAATTACTTTATTACCAAAAGTTTGAACTATTTTTTCAGGAATATTACCACTTTTTATACCAGTTAATGTTTTTTGTTGATTGGTGGTTTTCGCTCTTCGATCATTATCCGCAAAATCGCCTACATCTCTAATGCCTTCCTTTATATCATTATTAATTTGTTTACCCGACCAAAGTTCTTCCCAATCATTATAGTGCGTTCCATGGCCATTGTTTAACGGACTATGTATCCAATTGTCATACTGACCTTCAATATTTACCTTAACATCAACGATTGATGTTTGATCATACCAAATATCAGAAAAAGGGTTCATTTGTAATTGACCAATATAATTTTGAATCGAAAATGGATTAATCTTTACAGTATTTTTTGAATTAATTCCTGCTTGTGATATTCCTCCAGTAAATGGCTGACTAACAAAATTATTTGATGAAAACGGCAATGTTAACACACCACCATTATTTACTAATGTTGATGGATTGACCTCATCCGTAGTTTTTTTGTATCTATAATCGAAGTTATATGCGTCTGATGTAAATGTTGGTCTTAAATGTTTATTATCATAATCAATTGATGACGCATAATCGCCATTAAAAACATCACCAATGTTATGACCAGCACATGGATCTACTAAAATACCATTTTTAAATCTATCGTTATTATTTGAATCGGTTATTACTAAGCCATCAGCTTCTTTTTCCAACAAACTTAAGGAAACATAATATTCAAGATTTTCGATTCTTTTTTCAAGTTTACCAATATCTCTCATGGTATATCTTTTATTTTCAATATACCTAGTTTTTACATCTTTAGGATTAAATGTATATGCCGGAAGTTCTAATGAATATAATGTTAGAGCATCTTCATCATCAGGTGGTAATACAGGATTTAAATCCGATATACCTTCTATTATTCTAAAAGATTTATCTCTTCCTATTGCAATTTTATCTTTTCTGGGCAAATAATGATCATAACCAACATCTAAACTGAAGTCATAATCGGGAAGTGCTTTTTCATGAAATACATTTGATGTTGTCTTTTTATCATTTGTAAATGATTCCCCAAGTACAGTGTCTACGGTATCAATACCAATTCTTTTTGGTCTAAAATCTATAACATCTCTTAATTCAAATTTCTGCCCAGTTATCGAACTTGTATAACTAGGAATTAGTTCATATTTGGTATTTCCAGATCCTAGATAATTATAAGATTTAACTGTAAACGGACCATAACCCTCATGCTTATAATAATTTACCACTGCCAATACTTGACCTATCGGAGCGGGTTTTCCGGGTTTAAGAGTAATCGTTGAATAATCGTAAAAATTATCTCTTTGTCCATCATCAAAACTGAAATTGCTTGTTATGTCAAAAACGCTTGGTGTTTCTCCAATTGCTGATGCAATTGCCGATACCATCATTGTATTGCTAACATTTTTTGTTGGATCTAATGAATCAACAATTGCTACAACTTCTGCAACATCTGAAATTCTTAAACTATTTGGGGCGCCAGGTCTAACATCTATATCGGTTGAAAACGATATCTGCCCCAATAACGCTTGTGTAGTATTTGACGTTACATATTTTTCCAACGTATTAACACCACAAACTGTTGTATTCGCTGATACTAAAACTTTTTTACCTAAACTACCCTGAGTAAAATTAGCGTCATCTACAATTGTCGTGGCCACAATATGTAATGTCTTGTTTAAATAATTTGGAGATAAAGATGAACTGCCTCCATCAGTATCTAAGTTGATTGTCAAAATTTCACCATCACTTGAAATTGACATAGTTCTTCCAGAACTCATTCCAGTAGATGATAAACTTGTAAATTCCAAATAATCACCTTCTTGCTGATCGCCATCTTCACCAACAACAGAAACTATATAATTTTGTGATGAATCTAATTCAGACATTAATCCATCAACACCTGGATAAAATTTTTCTCCTGCTGGTGCAGTAATTTGCGCAGAATTGGCAACTAAATTTTTGACAAAAGTTCTTTTCATTTTATATTTTACATTTCCACTGATGTCCTTTACTGCTTTATTTTGTATAGGAAATACCAATGATCTCTGATCATCATTATTACCAAAAAGTATGGTGTCGCCAATATCTGAAGTATTTGTCTTTCCTGACAAATCTACATTAAAACCCGCTTCAATTGTTGTTCCATCAGATGATGTTTTAATGCCTGATTTAACATCTTTTATTCCAAAAGAGACTGAAAACGATGAACTAGTTGTTGTTGGTTGAGTTAAAGGTTGATCTAATACTGCCGTATATGATGTACCGGGATCTAATACCGTATTAGCTCCAGTATATTTCACAATTCTTCTAGTATCAGATGTTGATATACCAAGTGCTGTGGTATTAATTGTAATTGTAGATCCGTAAAGTGAGTTTACTGTTGGAAACTTTGATCCATCTAAATGAACCAATAAAGTATTGCTATTTCCTGCTAATACATCTCCTGTGTAATTTTCAAAATCAAAATCAAATACATGCGCATCATAAACTGTTGGAAAAGTTCTGTGCATAGTTCTTGCAGTAGATGGATTTGAAATATTCGTTGTGTATACATCATTAACTGCGTCATCTCTAAAAGAATAATAATCAATTTGTCTTAGTCTTGCAGTACCAATTTTTGTATTGGAGATTGTATTCTCATTAGTAGTATCGATGGCAACAAATTTAATATCAGAATTTGAATCATGTATTAAAATATTTTCTGTTGCTAAAGTAGCATCTGTTCGAGTTGTAGATGGCCATTTAACAATATGCAAATCAATTAAATCCATGCCCGAACCTTTTGCTGATCCGGCTGATGTATTCACCCCAGTATCAAAAGTTGTATTTGACCAGACATCTGTAATTCTAAAGTATGGTCCAAAATCTACTCCTTGACTTTCATTTACGACTGTTCTAAAATCTCTGGCTTTATTGACATCTAAATAAGTTGTACTGACAGTTTCAAATTCAAACCCTTTAACATATGCTTTTCCTGGACCGACACATGCTGACAATTTTTTGGAATTGCCTATTTTTTGTCTTGGAGAACCATCACCTAATGTAGTAGGCGAAGATATTGAAAATGCGGTTGTATTGGCAAGGGTAGAAATTATTGCTGTTTTATTAATATTTCCAGATAAAAACATCTCATCACCAAGATTAAAATCTCTAATAATATTTGTACCCTCACCAACAATAATTTGAGATGTTGATGTCGCTGATCTATTTGTAGAATAACCAACTGTTCTATGATTTTGAATATCTAATGAAAATGGTTTTACTGTGAAATCACCAGATTGTTCGTATGTTCTTCTGGCCATTGTTTTTTCAATATCACCTATAATAGGATATTTAACTTCTTCTACAACTTGACCATTTTCTATTCTAAGAAGTTCTATAAAATTTTGACTAGAATTTTTTTCAATCGGATCTACTATACCTTTTACGTACTGTATTGGACCAGAAGATACTATTGGTGGTTTTCCATTTATTATATAACTGAATTGTGTTGTACTCGGAACAGTTGCAATAGAAAATTTACCATTATATTCTGGACTATCCGAATCTGTTACTACAATAGTATCACCAACTTTTAATAAATGGTCTGAAGCGGTGGTTATATTAACAACCCCTGATTTACCATCAGGATTTACCGAAAAAGTTGCTCCATCAGGAATAATTGTTGCACCTTTTTCAAAATTATTTTTCTTTTCAAGTGATAAGTAAACTTTATATCTATTTGCACCAGGAGCAGTATGATTAGGACTTCCTATTGCATTGTCTAATAATTGATCATCTTCTATAGATGATACAATTTCCTCATTGATACTCAGTCCAATTCTATAAGTGGGATTTTTTTTATATTTGTCCAAAACAATTGTTTGAGGCTCCACATATACAAAATAACCCCCAACATAAAAAACACCCTCATCAACACTAATTATAGACCCATCACCTGTGCTCAAACTAGTTGATAATTCGATTGACCCATTTAATCCTTGGTCAACACCCGCTGCATTTGCAAAATAAACAATTTCTTCATCTGGAGTTGATATAACTTCATCGTCTAAAAATAAAGTATCATCTGTATAATTAATGAATAGTGTATTCTGATCTTTTGTTGTAAATTCCGTTGCCGTTATTACCTCTGCCCGGGCCCCAGATGTCTGTCCCACAATAGTTTTACCAATAAAATTCAATACATTGATTTCTTGACCCAAATAATTCACTTTAACTTTTAAAGATTTAATTTTCGTATTTAATGTTAGATCACATCCAAAAACTTTTGATCCATTTCTATAAATAGAACTTCCAACCTTTTCAATTTGGTTTTGTAATAATGACTGGAGTTGGGTCAATTCTCTTGCCTGAATAGAATAGCCTGGTCTAAACAATATTTTGAGAAATTTATTTTCTTCTTTGAAATCATCAAAATATGGATATATGTTAAAATCTTGAGTTAATTTTGGCATTAGTTAAAACTCCAGTAAAATCTTAAAATTTTCAACCTGGTCGGTTAATCTTTGTATTTTTTCTCTATTTTCGACATACAATATGTCTCCACTGTATGGTTTGATATCTCTTTTTTTTATACCATCTGATAGAATATATCCGGTCGCATCAGTCTTTGCACCTCTAATCGGCAAATTTTCATCAAATTGTCCAAATGCTTTATTAATTCTCAATTTTGTTCTACTAGTGAAATCTACAACATAACCATTAGCTGTACTTGTTTCCAAACTATTGCCCTGATAAACTTGTTCATCGAGTTCAAATAATCCAACTGTTCTGATCATAGTTAATGTCAAAGATTGATCAGCCATTGTTGCGGTGAAAAAAGTATTTGAATCATCGTTTTTTAATGGATCTCTCAATAAGCCTATTTGTCTATAATCATTTGATGTTGTAAAATATCCAGACTCATTACCTTTTAACACAACATCAATTGTCACATAATTACCACCCAGTTCTTCAATAGCGTTCTTACCGTGGCCACCTATAGGACCAATAACAACTTCTCCTGTCGCTCCGGAGCCATGAGATGCATTTGCGCTAATATGAACTGTTGCAAAGCTATAATTTTCCCCTTTTGAACTGATTCTAATATCAGTAATACCATGAGTTGTATTACCGAGTGTTCTACCTGTTGATCCAGAACCATCACCGTCAATCGAAATGCTTGGAGATATAATATAACCAGAAGATGTATTCGGTGTGATTACAAATGAAGGACTAACTGTTATTCTTCTAGCGGTCGATTCATATGAAATTATTTTTGATGATTCGCCCTGACCAGCGTTATTTTGTATATAAATCGTTGATCCCACGTATATATTATCCTCACTAGTATTTGCAGTGGTTGATAATATCAATACAGATGAATTAGAAACTGAAGTAAAAATTCCCTCATTAAATTTATATGTAGAAATAGGCTCTGCATTTATTGTTGCTCTTGCCCCTGATGTTCGCCCAATAACAACTTCTCCTGAAATAAATTTTTCAGCAAAAAAATTACAAGTTAATTTTGATGATGATGATTCAAAAGTTTTTAGTTCAGCGGTACGTCCAGAATTTAATCCCACTAATGTTTCACCTATTAAATAATCTTGATCTTCTCCGTTCACATTTGTTGGCGATGATGTAAAGGTGACTAAAAAATCACCATTAGATTTTTTATTAATTATATCGATTGATCCCGATTTAGCTCTATCTTCAATAATACTTTGAAGAGATGTGTCATATGATAATCCTATTTTTTGAACTGGCATATTTTCAGCGGTTAAAAATTTCAAAGAATCTCTAGAATTAATTTTATATAAAAATTTCCACTTATATCCATCAGATAATTCTATGGTCTCAATACCTGTTCCTGTTGGCATTACCGTTGAATATCCATTAGATAAATTATTTTGTAGACATTTATAAACATTCATGTCTTCAGTCAAAACATAAAAATCTTTATCGTATAAATCAAAATCATCATGATGATATGCTGTATACGGACTATTGGGTGACCAATTTATTCGCCTAACAACATGTTTTACATCAGTGGGGCTGATTTTTTTTGCAGCAATCATATCATCCCAATACCTATAATTTGTATTGATAAAGGTATCCGTAGGAGAAGGTACATTATTATCGTCATCATTCCATTTAATACTTCTACCAATGAAAAGATAAAGATTTGTGGCACTAATCTCACTTAAAGATTCTATAAATTGTTCTGCGTTATGTATTTTAAATTTTTTAGTTACTATATTAGGCATATAATTATTTATTCAAGTTATTTTTCTAATTTCTTGATTGTTGAATGTTGTATATTCTTCGAACAGTAATTTACCTTCTGTTGATACATTACCATTATACAATAAACTGGATGGGGGTATACCATCTTCTAATAATAATTGTCCAATACCATCTTTTTTATTAACAACATACATAAAATTATTCGATCCATCATATGGATTATTTAAAGTTATTTTTGTAGAGTCTTCCTCAAATTCGATCTTCTTAGCTGTCAATAAAATAATTTTTTGATCAGATTTTCCATTTCCCAATGATTTATTAACAATTAACGATTGTGTATCTCCGGTTTCTAGCAACATTCTGTCAGCAGGATCACCAGAATTTAATATCATCACATCATCATCTTCAGTTATTAAACGGTCTCTATCAACTATAGATTTAATTCTTGCATTTAAATTGTCATTGGATGACAATCTGATAACATCCCCTACCGATAAATCAATATGAAATTGAGAATCATAAGAAATTATTTCAAAAGATCCATCACTAATACCATTTGCTGATGTAGTGCCACTAACAACACCTTCTGTTAATAAATGATCAACGTCTCTTTCATTAAAATAAGATAATAATTCTATAAAAGTTTCTGTAGTTAGTATATCATTATTTTGAGTTATTAAATTATATCCATCTTCGGTGATTAAATTAAAAGAACTACCCGTATTAAATGATGTATTAGCTATTAAACAAGAAGAATTTATTATATCCAATACCTTAAATTTATCAAAACTTAAATATGTAGTTATAATATCATTAATTTTTAAATCATTTTGAAAATCTGTTCCTTCTTTTCTATTTACTGTTGCATTTACAACATAAGGCGTAGCTGGAACTGCTGGTTGTATAGTCTTATATGCAAACTTATAATCAGATAAAACATCAAAAACCGTCCAATTTGATCCATTATACACAGGTGATAGATTTGGTGTTTCTTCTGAAAACAAAATATTTGACGTACTAAAAATATCACCTATATTTAATTCATGCTTTTCAAATGTTTCTACTGTTGCAGTTGAATCAATTCCTACAATAGATTTTATAGTTATCTTACTGGTATCTAACCCGCCAAATACGACATTGGAAGAAACCGAACTGACAGTAGAATATTTAAAAGTTACATCATTTACGTCAATACTATCTTCAAGCATAATTTTACTCTTATCTTCATAAATTAAATCAGACTTATCTTCTAATATTAGCTGAGATATATCATCTCCAGATGATACTATTGTTTGATCATCAAATAAACCCTCGGTCGAATGAGTAATTAACATATAATTATTTTGAGCGTCTAATTCCTGAGATAATACAATTGCCGTTGCAATACTATCATCATCATGAACCTGAATTATGTTATCATCTTTTTTAAAATTAGATGTTGGTTTTGAAATTATAAATCTGTTAATCACATTAGAAGAATCTCCTTTAATTTTACCTTTTAATGGAGTTTCCAATAATAAATCGCCATAAGTAACTGTAAATAACTGTTCATTATCAATAATCAAAGAACTGTTAGACGGATAATCCGTATTGATATTTGTGCCTGTCAGAAAATTTTGACCGCCTTTCAATGTCACCGTACTCTGAGAAGTTTTTAATATTTTAGCATCAGTATTATAGGAAGGATCAGTATATTTTTCAGTTAAAAATACATTATTATTTGAATTTTCCATCAGAACAGAATCACCATCTTCAAATAGAATAAAATCATCAAAACTTAAATTCAAATTTTTTGGTTCTGGTGTAAATTCTCCGAACAATTTTAAACCCGATGGGTGTAATAATTTGTTAATCAATTCGGAATATTCATTCAATTGTTTTTCATTTTTTATAGAATATGAAAAATCTTGATAATAATCGCTATCAATTATTTTTTTCGAATCACTCAAAAAACCATTTTCTTTAATATATCTTCCATCATCTTTTGATATAGCGCCAATTTTTACTTTAAATTGTGCATCACCCGAACCTACGTCATCTAATGTCGCTGTAGGGGTCGATGTAAATCCAACACCAGGATTTGTTATAACAATTTTTTTAATAGATCCAGTTTCACTTACTCCAGGCTCAATTCCCAAAATAGCATTTTTGCCCAATGAACCACCAAAAGAAGAAGCACTACCAGTAAAAGCAATCACAGCTTTTGCTGATGATGAAAAACCTTTTATGACATCTTTGTTTTTAAAATCAATTGTAGAGAATAAATACCGATCTGTCAAGTCATGATCAAATTGTAGTCCAAATTTAACATATATACCCTCATTATATTTTATAGATCCAGTTGCGGGTGTTGTCAATGTATCAGAAACTGAATATGTGAAAGATTTATCTGTCACTCCTACAATAGTATGCTCTCCATTATAATCTTCAGGCGATGCACCAGTAATGTTAACTTTTTGCCCAGTTTCCATCCCGTGATTAAAAGAAGTTTTAACAGTTGCAAGGGTTAAATCTCTGGTTATAGATACAGTATCAAATTCTAATAACTGATCGCCTCCTGTTATTGTAAATTCCGTAGGATTGTATTCTGATGATGTTGAAAAATTAATTGAGTTTATATTTCTTCTAAATTTAAATTTATTATCAGTAAAATTTCCCCCAGATGTTATTTGTACATCATAAACGACTGGTTTATCGGTTGACGGATAAGAAACGCAGTTAATGGTAAGATCATTTACACCTTTACCGTATGCCCCAAAATATTTGATTGGTGAATATCTTGCTCTGTATGGATTATCAAAATCATCGATGTCTTTGACTGTTCCATAAAAAGTTCCAATTTTTTTACCATCTAAAGTTGTTATTTTTTCACTTGGTATAAAATTTCCAGTTATAGTAGAAGTTGAAGCTACTAGATCAGGATCTTTTTCAAAATTTAATATTCTGAGAGAAGTAGAACCGTATATTTCACTTGTTTGTTCATTAACTGATGTCATTTGAGGAAGTTCTAAATATCCAGTTCCAACGACAACAGTTTTTATTTCACTAATCGTTCCAGCATTCAATCTAACAAATTTAAATGCATCAATCAATCTAGAATCTTTGTCTATTATTATTTCTTCTTCTTTTTTAAAACCATAATCTGAGTCATTTAAAAAAATATGTGCATAATTAATAATATAACTATCTACAAAAGAGTGCGTGAAATTATAGTCTATATCAACTATCCTACCCGCAAATCCAGAACCTCGCGTGCCAAAATTATTTACAGAAACCGTATCACTTAAAGTATATCCATCACCCCCATCAAAAATGTAAAAATCCGACAAGGTTCCATCACTGACTTCAGTAACTTTTGCGCTAGCCTCAATACCACCACCCCCAGTTATTGTCAATGTATCACCAACAGCATAATTTGTTCCTGGATTAACAATTTCAATTTCAGAAACTAAACCTTGAATTTTCCCAAAACCCCGTGTATCATCAACTTCATTAGTATAAACAGTTTCACCAATTACAAAATTGCCAGACCTCTCCCTCAATGAAATTTCAGTAACAATAAAACTTCCTGCGGCAAACCTAAAAACGCGATTAACAATTGCGGTAGAATTACTTTGAGTTCCTGTTATTTTTCTTCCTTCAAAATATTCTATAGGATCTTCAGAAGACAATCTGATTCTATCTAATTGCTCCCAAGTTCCGGATGATGATTTTATTATTTGTTCTTTGGGATATATAACATCAGTATCTAAGACACCATAAACACTTTTAAATAGATATTGATAAGAGCTTTCGATTCCTCTTGATCTATAAACATCTACAATATGTTTTGCTAATAATTTTCTATCTACAGAGGAATTTTCAGGTATGTTTAAAAGTATTTTTTTTAAAAAATCACTTAAAAATGATGTGGTTGAGCCGTCTATATCAATTTGATCTAATAAAGATCTTGATTCGAATAGAGGATTTTTAGTAAATCTATTAACAGTCGCTTTGGTTCTATTAATAGAACCAACAATTTCCTCACCTGGTATAAAGTCTATTGAAGTGATATTTTTCACATAAATTACAGAATCTGTTGTTGTCATATTACGATCAACAACTGCTGTAGCGCCTGACTGCTTACCTACAATAGATTCATTAATTATAAATGTGTCAGTATTTTTTCGGTCACTTTCTAAAATTAATCTATCAATTCCAAAATCATCATTTTCAAGTGAAATGTAATAATCTCCGACTTCAGTAATAATTTTATATTCATCTTTAACATAATTTTCAACAACTAATTCATGTATTTCTAGCCACTTATAGTATTCCTTTAAAAATATAGAAAAATTTTCACCCTCTTCTTTTATAAAATCGGGCAATAAAGAATCAACTAATGAGGATATTTTTTTAGTTTGTAATATATTTTCAGTGCTAATAAAATCGTACATTTTTGCCGTTAATTAGTATTCGTGATCACTGAAACATCATTAAATTTAAGATTTATTACATTTTCTTCAATTAATAAAATTTGTTCATTTTTAGAAGCAATATCTGTGCTATCAGGAATAACTGTAAACTCTATGTAATCGCCCAAATAAGTTACGGGTAAAAATGATGATATGATTATTTGACCTGTTGCATAATCAACAGTACCAGCGTTTTCATTCAATGTTGTTTTGACACCATTAATAAATGAAGAAATGACTAATCTACCATCTATATCTTCAAAAAAAGAATTTGGTCTTAATGTTAAAGTCGCATCTAGATAAGTGAAACTTGACGATATTACTGATCCCGTGTGTCCAACGTGGGGATAGTGTATTGTATTGTTAAAATTTAAGACATAATTTGATGGTAGTTCCAGATCAGGCACAAAACTTTTCTTTAAACTTAATTTAACCATATTACCCAAAATGGAAGTATCTGCATCATCAATAATCCTACTAAAATTAGACAATCTAAAAGTTTTATTGAATTGCTGTAAATCGTTATTCGAATACGAAAGAATGTTATTGACGAGTCTTCGTCTCAATGCAGCATTACTGTATATGCTTAATCTGGAGTCATAAGAAACTGTAATTATTGGAGAAATAAAAGTATAATCTATGTCAACTAATTCTGGTATTATGGATGCCAAATTATATTTTTTAACAATATTATTTGCAATATTTTCTTTCACCGAATCGGTTAAATATAATCCTTTCTTTGGTTTTATTCCAATAAAAACTTTTCCAAATTCAGGAGGATTTTTAGATTCTCCGCCAAAAACAATTACAGAATCAGCATATGGGTAATCACGTTTTATAATTCTCTTATAGTCTTCAAAAGTTACTGCCCTATTTTGTGTTTCATAATGTCTAGGCGCATTGAATTTTATAGATGATAAAGTTTCTTCATCTGAGCCACCAGCGGAAGGATCATTTAAAGTCACTGCAATAGACTGAACATTTGATGGGGGTTGAATATTAGTAAATGAATCCGCACCATTTCCTAACAAACCTGATGTTACCATATAATCTACAATAATTATATTACCTAATCTAGGTTTATATCCCAAAATACCATCACCAAAAACCAATTCCGTTCTCAAATCAGAAGTTTCTTGAATAAAATAAACATTAGAGTTAGGTTTTATGTCAAAAATGTCATTTGCTAATTGATATTGACTTCTTTGTGTGTTTTCCAAAGATTCTTGCACAATAACATTGATTGTAGTGTGATCAACTCCCAAATTTGGAATGATAAATCTTTGATCTTTATCTAAACTAACCGTATATCTAAATGTTAAAGGATCTCCCTCCTTTAATTCAACATTGTTGATAGTGATTATATTATTATTAAAATTTGTGTCAACATTTATTGATTGAGTTGTGACAAAAGAATGATTGATTCCATCAATTATAGCATTAAATTTAGTATTTTTTGGTATGGTGATCGAAGAGGGTTTATTTTCTGGAGTTACTATTAAATTAACATTTGCAGTAGCACCCGTTCTAGATTTGGGAGTATATCCTAATGCCTTTGCGTGAGAAATTATTGCGTTTCTAGTTATTGCACTATCTAAAAACATTTCATTATAAACCATGTTTAGATAATAAGCATTATAATGGGTATTATATGCTAAAAGATCTAATAACGATGAAATTGCGGAGCCCTCAAAATTATAATCTCTAAAAATATCTTGTGTCTGAAGATATGTTTTTAAGTTATTTTTGATTTGATTAAAATCAAGGCCAGCAATTCTTTGTGTAGCGAAATCTGCCATTATTATCCTCTTATTTTATCTAAGGTCGTATTGAAAGTAATCAATTCAGTTTGTTGGTTCACTAAGCTAAATACGATTGTAACATCATATTTTTGATTTTCAGTATCACCCTTTACAGTAATTGATCTAGCCGAAACTCTAGGCTCATAATTATTTAATATCGTAGTTATTATTTCTTCCAGTCGTCTTTCAGCTATAAAGTCCATTGGTTCAAACAATAAAGAATCAATATTTGATCCAATACCAGGTCGAAATAGTTTTTCACCGCGTTTAGTGTACATTAATGAACGAATGGATTGAAAAATAGAATTTTGATTTTTTCTAATGATCAAATCATTAGTGATAGGATTGATATTAAATCCAACATCTAAATCTCTGTATTCAGTTTCTAATTGTTTTTCTCTTAATCTTTTTGCATATATGTCACTATCATCAACATAATCTATGTAATTTGCATTTATTTTATTTATTGTATCTGTCATACTTATATTTATAATCTATTCTAAATATCCCTCACCTTGTGCTATAACCTTAGCTGGAACGACTATTGGTCCAGGGGAAGGCGCTACAGTTGAGGCATTAACACCTCCATTGGCATCTCCCTCAACTATGGTTTTTACTTCTGCTTGTATCAAATATTGATGAATTGCAATTGACATATTTTCTGCTAATATTCGTTGACCGTCTTCAGTAGAACTAATGGTATTAAATGCCAATATATGCGCTAATTTTAAATTCTCAGCCAACGTATCTTTGTTTAGTGCCATTATTCTAAATAACCTTTACCTTGTCCTACAACTTTTGCTTTAGCAACAGGACCGCTTGGGACGCAGATTCCCCCATTAGCATCTCCCTCTACAATTGTTTTTACTGTTGCAGATTTAACAAAAACATCAATTGCATTTGCTAACTCCTCACAAAGTTGCGGTAAAGAATCTTGATTACCGGAAGCAACAGCTTGTGAATTTTGATATGCCATATACATCATATCTTCTAACATTTTTGGGTCTAGTGGCATTATTTCCTATGTTGTAAATTGTCCAAAATTTTGATCTGAATTCAGAGCAACATTTTCAGTATTTTTCAATCCTGTAAATAATTTGACATAAAAAAAATCAGGTGTCGCTAACGGTTCTTCATGATTCATAATTAATACATTATCGTTTTCACCTGTTACATAAAAAGAAGTTGTCAAAGGAACTAAACTAGTAAAACTTGAGTCGCTAAATATTCCTATAGAAGTAGTGGAATACTCATATGTGCCTATTTTTTCATTAAATGTAAATATTAATGGTGTATCAACCGTTATATTTGTTAATTCAGAATTTTCATCGGTCAAGTAAACCAATCTTCCACTGGTATATATACCAATAGAAATGCATTTAAATTCATCATTCGTCTCTACAGTTGCAGCGGATTCCAAATAATACTCAGAACCTAATTTTATTTTACCTTTAGATTCTACAGTATTTTTTATTCTTAAATTTAGGTCGATCCCTTGGGTCAAATGCACATTGGGATAAAACAAAGGCTGAAACTCGAATGTAGTATCATTTTTAGATCTAATAAAATTAGATGATAACGGAACACAACTAGAAAAGTTTAAAGATTCTTGGATCAAATGGTGAGAACCAGGACTTATGTCTTCAAAAGTTACAATATCACCATCTTCGTATAAAATATCGCCCCCCGATGTATATCCATCAAAAGATAGTAAAATATTAGATTTACTATCAGGTAATGATGAATTTGGCACCTTAATGGAATCTACATTCATCGTTTGATTAAATTCAATAATAACATTTGATAAAACATCTATATCTGTTTTAACAGATCCCTGGGAATCAAGAGTTATCAATGATGCATCATTTTTCCTCATTTTAACTGTTGCGGTCAAATCAGTAGTTGCGGTAGTAAATCCTGCATTTGAATAATCAACAGGATCATTTAACAATCCATATGAATTATTTCTAATACCTTTAATCCGATCTCCATTTATTAATGGGTGCAACTCATTAAATAATGTATATAATAATTTCTTAGTGCTCGAAGAATATGTTATTACAGTCATTTCGGATGGTTCAGTTATTGAAGCACTTTGAATCGAAAATGCAGCATCATTTTTATTTTCTATTTCACATATTTCTCCTGGAAGTATGTTTTTAATAATTCCACCACTAGAAGGTATCTCATTATAAAAAATTTCGTCTAGTGTAGAAAAATCTTCTAATAACAATTTACTATTGTCCGTAATATCTGACGCAGTTTCTAATATCAGATAACCAATATTTTCTAAAATAAATTCACCACCATAATTTAAATCAGATATATAGCCTTTTCCTGTTGATGTTAAACCAACAAATTCATCGCCCGTTTCTATACTACCACGATTCGACCTAACAATTAATTTTCTTGATCCTCTTAATAATTCTCCTTCCTCATATCCCAAATCAGCGGAAGGAACTTCTTTCATCGTTAAACTTCTAATATTCGTAATAAATTCTTTTTCTAATTTATTGGTATCTATTGCGGTATCACCAACCTCTGTTGTAACTTTAAGCACATAATTAGAATTTCCTGATAAATTTGACATTAATGCAAAAGTATAAGTATCATTAACATCAATAGTTTGTGATGCCTGTGGTTGTGATGCAAATTGAACAACCGAAGCAAAATTATCGCAAGACAATTGAACAGAACCTTTAGGTCTAGTATCTGTTGTATTAACTGTAATTGTATCAGCATTCATACTTTCTGAAAATTGTATTACTAAATTCTCACCAGATAAATCTAAACTAACTGAAGTTAAATTCAGGGGGTCATCAATTTCGCTTGATGTATCGCTATATAATACGGCCCCAGATATCTGTGATGATGCTGAACTAGTAAAGTAAACTTTTTTGATGGTTGGCGGAAAAACATCTCCAAATAAAATTTCTTCCTTATTTGTTTGGGAATTATATATTTTAAAACCTAATGGTATGGAGTTCGTTATATAATCAGAACTAATATTTGTCCCACCCAAATCTTGTATCGAGTTCTTAACTTTTATTTTAAATGCTTTTCCCATTGAAAAATTTGTTACATCAATTGCAAAATATGAATTACCTGTATTTGCTGTTATAGATTTACAAGGTATTAATGTTTCAAAATCATCATAAGATAATTGTATTGTGCTGTCAAATGCGGACTCTTCGTTTTCTAGGTCGATTGTCTTATCTGTACCATCGGCATAATAAATTTTTGATGTATCAGCAACACAAACAGTAGAAGTGTTCATAGATTGTGAAAATTTTACAAAAACAGTATTATATTTTTCATAATAACTATTTTCACTCTCGTAAAGATAAAGTCTAAAATTACCGGTTGCCGATATTGGAGAAGTATCTGTAATATTATCTGAATCATCTAAAGTTATAGAAAATATAGTATCACTATTGATTTCACTTATCTCAAATATACCATTAAAAATAGATTCATTCGCTCCAGTTATATAAATTGAATCATTTTTATTAAAAGTGTGCGGATGATTCACAACAATTCTAGCCTCAGTTAACGAAATTCTAGTATACGTGGAAATCAATAATTTTGCTGTAAAATTTTCATCTGACCCTGGCAGTGTAGTTATAACTGTAGGCGCTGAAGAGTTAAATGGATGGTTGGTTATATTAAAAATAGGGATAGAATTTGATGTTATATAATTTCTGATTATTAAATTATCATATTCAATATCTAAAATAGAATTATTCGAAAATCCATTATCAATTATTAAACCATCATCATTAATTGTATGAAATCTTGTCAATTTATTATTTTTGTTTTGTTGACCAAAAAACTTACCTTTGGGTAAATTACTAGATTGACCGCTTGTGTCTTTAATCGACTCAAAAGAAACATTTAATAAATCAGAATTATCAAGTGATACATTATTAATTGTTGGGCGAGTTTCGATTTTCTCTGCCATTGTATATGTTATCGTAGATGTTCCAGTTGTAGTTTGAGATGTCGAGACTATAATATCATGCCGCATAAAATTAACATAGTAGTTTAAATATCCAGCTACTCCGGCAGTAGTTATTGAATTGTCGATCTCAAAAGTATCATTTGTCAACTTTGTAACTGTATATAATCCTTCAGATAATCCCGACCCACTTACAATATCATAAATTGTGATTTCATCACCAGTGTCTAATTTATGGTCTGAAGAAGTTACAACTGTAGGTTCAGATGTTGAAAATGCAACATTTAATTTATATGATTCTTTTCTCAATTGATATTTTATATTTTTACTTTCATCAATACTTATAATATCAGCAACAACTGGACCTGTTGTTTTATCTTTTCTCGAAATTCTTAATCCAGCAGCAACATCCAATCTTTCATCGCCATCATCAATAGTTTCAGAATCATCATATAATTTTACATTGAATCCATCGTAAAATTTATCAGATTTTAAGATCATAGATTTTGTATTATCTGTAGTGAAACCTTTTAAACTTGAAACATCAAAACTTAATGATTGACCATTCTCATCTTTTATATCGTTTTTTGATATGTTGATAAAATATGTTAAATTTGATGATAAATTAACAATTGGTTCTATAGTATAAATTTGTGTGTTTGAATCTTCAAAATTAGGAATTGTTTTAAATTCAACAATTTGGACATCTGAACCGGTTACTGAATCAGTCGATGAATCATCAGCTAACACTGACGGAGGTTTTGCTTTAAATCCTGCTATATTATTAGTGATCGTTTCGGAAATATCGGCAGATCCCTCTGAATCGGCAGATCCCTCTGAATCGGCAGATCCCTCTGAATCGGCAGATCCCTCTGAATCGGCAGATCCCTCTGAATCGGCAGATCCCTCTGAATCGGCAGATCCTGAACTATCTTCCGATTCAGATATAAAAGTTGAATTGACAATATGAGTTAATACTAAACTACCTCTTTTTCCTCTTTTAGATTCTTCTATATTTTTATCATTTGTATAAACACTTACTGTATCGGGATCTAAAGGATTTGTAAATATTATCTTAAAATCCACATCAATAGGAACAAATATCGTTTTATTCTCATAATCATAATCAGAATATTCACCTAAATTATCATAAGAAAAATCTTCTAATATTTGTTCACCATTTTCAATTCTGCTTGTTTTACCGCTTCTATTGTACGCCATTAAATGAACTCCACACTATCTATGGTTGTTTGACTGACTAAAAATGGATATTGTGTTTTGTATTCATCGTCCATTCTTATATTTTCATTACTCATGACGTTTTTATTTACTTTAACATTGTATCTTGCATCACTAGTAGATTTTAAAGAGTTCACAGGTGTAAATATTACACTGTAAATTTGTTTTCCGTTTATAGTCGTCTCTGCAATACCTGGATTAACGAAAAATGGTATTCGTTTAGTGCTATCATCAATATTATCACCCAAATATAAAATTACAGAATCATCTATACCAGGAACAGATATATTCGTTGAGTCTACTGTTCCTGTTATTATCAAAGATGATTGTTTTATTTTTGGAGAGACATCAACATCTCTTCCCTGTACTTCCGACAGTTTAAGGATCTCATCTTGAGTCAATTCATCTGAGTTATTTGTAAAATTTACTTTAATTTTAGTTGTCTTACTCGCTACAATATCTCTTTCATTCAAACTCACATATTGATTATCTTCATCTTGCACTTCAATACTATAGACATATGGCTTTAATTTGCTCACAATCGTGTCATCTCCGCCACTCAAATTAGATATAAAACTCTTACCGAAAGTCTCTAATGTAGAATAATCAGAAACAAATTTATTCCATAATTCATAGTCAGAACCCGCTGCGTACAATACAATGCCACCGCAATATTTTAAATTATTTAATTCGGAAAAACTGACATATTTTGGCTCTTTTGTATTTCGATCAGGATGTACAAGAGAAGGTTTTAAAGTTCTTGTGGTTACAGTTTCGGACAATCCTGTCACTGGATTTATTAATGGGTATGTTTCCTCAACTTGTTCTAATGATACGGTGGGCAAAGATTCTCCCTCGATATATTCAATTTTTGATCCTTTCAAATCTTCTATAAACCCATTTATTCCTCTGGAACCTTTAAATTGTGCGCTATAAATTCCCGTTCCATTTAATCCATTAGCAAGAGATTGTAATAATTTTTGAATCTTTTGATTCAAATCAGTCAATTTTTTTATCATTCTCTCTAAAAACGCAATACTTCTCTCTAATCTCAATTATATATCATTTTTTACCCAACCCTTGATACCCTCAACTTCATCTATAATATCACCAATCACTTCACCATATATTGGAAACAATTCCTGCACTCTTAAAAATTGCCAATTTGGTGGATTGCCCATTTTTACTTTATACGTCTCAAAAAAAGGATGTGTAACAGTATTATGTTCCCAAGCAAACTTTTTTCTATTCGGAACATTTATCAATAGATCAACGCCTTCAGACTCTATTCCACTACTCGTAATTCTACCAAGTTCGATTGAAATTACATTCATATAAACCACAGAACCCAATTTATCTCTCACAAATAAAATGTCTTCAATATTTGCATTGGAAACTGGTTTGTCGGCAATATATATTTCTTTAATTACTAAATTCATACCTAATGATGGTACAATTTTACTAAGTTTTCTTAAATCATAAAAATCATTTTGCACCCACGAATTATCACTTTCAAAACTTGGTGTCGAATTAAAAATATAAGGATGTTTTACAATAGCGCCTTTTTTTAATTTTTTTGAAACAAAATTAACCATTTCATTTATAAAACTTTTATTATTGATCAAAAAATAATCAAAATAAATTCTATCACCTAAAGTGCTAAATGTAGAATTAAATTTAGAATCTATTGAATCTGAAAAAATAGGAAAAACATCTGTAATTATTTTATTATCATCACTTATAGTTCCACGAAATTCATTTGAAATATTTAATAAAGCAGTTGCATCAATGCCCGGAAAAAACATTGGAATTTGATTTTGAGGTGCAAAATTTTCCAAATGTTCATCTGGAATATTATTTACAATTTTATTATTAGATTTATCAGTTAATTGTGCAATTTGCTTTTGAAGTGCTATCTTATCTATCGTATCTTGATTAATCCCAGTTTTTTTGATGATATTACCGCCAACATTTGGAGTATTTGATTTTTTTATTTTACCTCTAACATTTTTAACTATTACAATATTAGGGCCTGCTAATTGTCCATTGGCAATTTTTATATTTTTATGCTCAATCACTTCAGCCGAAAAATCACTTGCCCAGCCATTATCTTGTGTTATTATATCGCCAGGTTGAAACATAGGTAAAACTGCCATATCAGCATGATTTGATGATTTGTATATCTTATCGGGTATATGTTTTCTAGGTGATACATCATTATTATAAAATAATTTTGCAGAAATACTACTATCAACGGTTCCATTTAAAATACAAGGATATCCCAATTCAATTTCAAACAATTTATTGTCAGATTTTTCTCGTTTTTTTGCTCTTTGCACTTCATCATACAAAAGACCCCCAAAAAAATCAGCAAAAGTCTGTAAAATTTGAGTCAATTCACTAAAAGATGGTAATGCAAAAAACATAACCGATGCGTTATATTTACCAGTACCAGTAGGACGATCTTTATCATTAATATCTGAAAAAGATCTAGTAACAATATCAATAAATTGAGATGGTGTTAATTCTCTTTTATTTAAAAATTTAGAAATTACTTGTAAAACATCATAAGTGATTGGATATTCATTTTTCCACAATGAAGGATTTATCATGGTCATAACACCATTTAGTGCGCCCATGACACCATCCTGAGATAGAACTTTCGTTCTATCGCTGTCAGGAATATCATCCGGTGTTACTAGTCTACTCCTTCTTCTAGTCGTTTGTGGAACTATGAGACCAGATTCTTGATCAAATTCAACATCAACATTATGATTAATATAAGACGCAAGTGATAAAATACCTTGTGCGAGTTTTGATGGATCAAATTCAGGAGGTTTTACTCCGCTTTCCCAAGGCCAAACCGACAACGAACCAGCACCGATATTTTTTAAATCCTCCAAAGTATCAATCAAAGAATCTAACATTGGTATTAGTACAGCAGAAATTGGATCTGCCAATGTATTTAAATATACCTTTGCTACATTAAACACTGATACTAAACCCTCAATTACATCAGCAAAATTACTACCAAATTCACCCACACTTTTTACAAAATTAACAACATTTGAATCTGCCGCACTAAATACCGATTTGTTTTTCTTAAACTGGGTCATTATCTTTTTCCTCTAATTCTTTTCTTTCTGCTTTAGCTTTGTCCAATTCATTGCGAAGAGCTTCTAAAAATATTTTATTAAATTCTAATGTTTGATTTAATAGATTAATCATCTTATGATTATAGACAGTTCCCTGCTTAAATAATACATCTTCTTTATTGTTCATGATAGTAATTGCACTAAATTTTGCTGTAACATTGTAAAATCTGTTAAGTTTAATGGTGTTCCAGATACACCTGTGGCTGTCGGAACCGTTATTTTAGTAATTGCATTTAATAAATTTTCTAAAAATGTTTTTAGATCTTGACCAAATCCGCTTTTTAATGATAACAACCCAGACTCTTCTATTGTAATTTGCCCTCCAATTAAATTTGACAATTTTATTGATACACCATCAGTAATATCAACACCCGATAATGAACTAAAATTGATAGGTCCGGTCGGAACATTAATTTCAAATCCTTCTCGACCAATAGAATAAAATTTAATTCCTTTGGGTGTTTGCGAAAATTCAGATAATGTCCCTAGACCTAATCTCATAAAATGCCCCTCAATTAATGCTGGAAAATTAATATCGTGTTCAATGCTGCCAAATTGTAAATTCGTAGACTTACCTGCTGTAAAAGTCACACCAGTTATATTTTCCTCAATACTCCTTAATGCTTGTGTTCTCACTTTAGCGGCAGTAGAATTTAAAAATATATCTCCAGTTGTTGTTATTGTTGCACCCTGTGATTCTAACTGCATATCTCCCGATCTAACAACATATTCGCCAGCATATTCTTGAAACGATTTAGTTGCTCCAGTGACATTAAAATTTAGACCGAAGATATCAAAGTTTGCCGTATCTTTAGATAATGAACCATTTGACGTAAACATATATTTTGCCGCATAAGACATAAACTGATTTTTTCCATTCGAATAAAGAGAAATATCACCGTCATATGCTTGCAGATATATATCTGATTTTTTACCAACAATAACTCTAAAATCTTGAGATTCGGTGTTTCTAGAATTTACAAATAGATTAAATCCGCCTCCAGTATTTAAATGCTGATTACCAATAACATGTGAAAAACTATCAGCATCAACCATTTCATATCTATCTCCGACAGTATTTGTAACAAAATCGCCATTCTGATCAAATTCTAAAAAACTATTCGTTCTGTGCAGAAGCCTAATTCTTTCAAATCCTGGAGAATCGTCCAATTCAAATATGTGTCCACTTTCAGTAAAATTTATATGATTAAACGGATATTCGGGATTAAAATTGTTTGATGGCATATCAAATGTACTACCATTTTCATCACAAGGTCCGGCCGATTCTATATCAGAATGAAGATTTCTTCTCGCCTCATTCAATCTAACATTCAAATCGTTAGACTTACTATATACCTCTGCCATAGGATTCGCCATGCTATTATTTTTTTCAAACTTTATTTTAGTTGATGCGAACAGTGGCGTAGATGGCAAACTCCAAGCGATTCTACCTTCTTTATCAAATCCCATATTATCTTCTTTTGGATTCGGAGACCACGCATGTCTGTGATAGATATACTCGCCATTTTCATCTACAACTTTTACTATTCCTCTATCAGATAATTCATCATACACAAATTCAGCAAATGCTTTTTTATCAATAGTCAATTGATTTTTACCATCAAAAGAATAACCATTCTCCTCAACATGTTTATATTCAACTATAAATGCTTTCCTACCATCATCATATCTATCAATAAAAAATGGGGGATACGGATATGTCTTTCTCTCAGAGAATGGTCGAGGATCAAAAAAACCTCTTTCACTGTTCGCAATAGTTCCTGGTATTCCAACACAAGAACCCAGAACGACCGGTTCTTGCGCATCTCTACCATCTCTGAAAAATCCAAATACGTGTGAACCTTCCATCAATCCAGTGGGAGAAAATCCAACTCCAGATATTCCAGAAGAATGTATAGGGTTAATCACCTGTGCCCAAGGCAGTTCGGCTGTAGGAATGCCTTGAGATGTTTTATCATCAGTATGAAAACCAATACATCTAACCTTCACTCTACCCAAGTACAAAGGATCTTTACGATCTTCAACGACACCATACCACCAGACAAATCCGTCCAGTCCCATGAAATCTTTAGTATCTATTTCTCTTAATAAATTTGAAAATTTTTCCATTTTAGTATATCAATTGATTATTAGTATCACCAGGTTTTTTAGGATAAGTGTTGGGATGAGTTTCTGAATTACCAGCACCAGGAACATTCAATGGAGTGCCTGTATCTTCACCTTCTAAAATAACACCACCTCCTGAGCCATCTCTTATAACTTCTGGCTCCCATTCTTGTAACGGTTCAAATAAAACATCCTTAATCAATTCCATTTCAGTCATATAAATTCCTTCAGTATTCATAGTATGTCTAATTTTTGATAACAAATAATTACCCTTATAATAAGAATGTTCTTCATTATCATACCTATATGATGGTAATTTTATTTCAACTATTTCACCGACTCTTCTATTATGATCTCCAGCAATTGTAATATCCAATACAATATTATTTAATGACATTTTTTGAGCATATCTTTGCAAAAGATATCTTTCAATCTGATTATCTGCCGCAAATTGTGTTTTTTTACCTGCCGTCATTATTCTATCTAATAATGAAACATGAATTTTTAAATCATGTAAATGATTTGTTGACTTATATTTGTAAAACGCTTGAGAACTTCCTAGTCCAATATGATATTCTCCGACAAGAGGCCCGTATTCATTATTAAAATTATTTCTCATATGCTCTCTAATATGTCTAAAATTTTGTATTTCTGTTAAATAATGATTTTCATAAAGATTTATTCTTTGAGTTCCTTTTTTAAAAAAACTATTTTCTTGATCGCCATCCGTCGCATAAACTCTATTATTACCGGAATAATGATCTTCCCCTATCATTTGAGTGATTGGATCGTAAGTTAAAAGTTGTGATCCATATAATCCTCCAACTAAATTTGATATTATATCAAAAGTTGATTTGAATTTATAATTCATAATTGTAGTATCATTACTCGAAAGAGTATACCCTTCAACATTTTGGGGTCTGATAATATAACTAACAGAAGGTACAGTGGAAGATATAACTTGTGCTGGAGTACTCACACTGATTGCTGTTGAACTCTCTCTTTCGCTTGGATTTAATTGTCTTACATCAACCCCGAGTTCAGATGTCGCTTCACCCATATTCATATTATAATCGGCAGGCTCAGATGTAATCTGTGGATCCAATAAATCATTTATTGATTTGAAAAAAAATCCAGTCTTATTCTCAAAAAAAACAAAAGACCCATAATTAGGATTTGGACGATTGCTATTTCCACCATTTTCACTAAAACTAGACGAAACTGATTTATTTGCCACCATATTGATTGCCTGAAAAGGTCTGATATATGGAAAAATAAAATCTCTTTTAAAAAATGTTGCATCTGCGTTGCCCACCCTCTCAAATAATAGTGGTTTTCTTTGATCCAAATCAACATTTTTTTGTATATAATTTTCCCATATATCATATACAATTTCACTCGCTATTTTTGATTTATATGATTTTGATATTCTATATTTTAAATTTAATATAAATTCTCTTGAGACAAAATGTAACTGATAGATTTGTTTACGATCTTTAAATAATCTATTTGACATTTTATAAACTACAAATGTTTTTTCATAAAATGTATCTGGTAGTTTTGTATTATTAAACTTAAAATAAATTTCTTCTTGCCCTATAATAGGCACAACCTCTTCAAATCCCCTAGAATCTAAAATAGTTATATCACCTTTTATAACATTATCATCAAACAAAGTTTCATAAATGTTAAAATTTACCATTGAAGAAGCATCTATTGTAAACTGTTTGCCTTGATAATTATATAAAATTATCTCATACTTGCCTTCTGTTGAAAAATTTTGTTGAGATTCTGATCCGCCAGTTTCATTATCAACGAATAAATTTGCCATTAATATAATCTCCTAAATTCGTTCAAAATTGATTCTACATAGACAGGTTCAACTAACAATATATCTCTTTTTTTCTCATTTTTCACATACTCATAATCATAATTTGTAATCTCGAAAGAAATATCAGATGAAGTACTATCAAAAGTATCCTTATCAATTATAACTCGCTTTTCTGCATATATAATACCATTTATATCGTCAAGTTGCTGATCTCTAATTATCATTTCATAATGATGTATTGTATTTCTTGCTGATAAAATTGATCCGTATTTTTGTTTAATATAACTATTAAAATTATCATCTGTCAATGGCCAGTCATAATATGGATCTATAATATCGTTCATTAATAAAATTAACCACGTATAATCAACTGATCCATAAATTCGATAAGATAACATATCGGGTCTTTCACCATTTTCGATTCTATACACAAAACTACTTGATATATTACTCAGCATTTGCTGTTTTAATCTAACTCTTTTAGTAATATCTGTTACGGTTACATATTCTTTTCCTTTTTCTCTAAAATTGTATCTTATTTTAGGAAAATTTGTAAAATATTCTGACATCAGTAGCCTTCTTCTATATAATCTCTGTGAAGAGCAAAATTTTCTTTAAAAACTAGATTCAATGATATTTCTGTTGGTGATCCATCTTTAAAAAATTTTTGAGAATAGTTAGTTGTCAATGATGTTAAAACTGATTGACCAATTTTATGTAAATTAGGATTCCCCGTTTCATGTGAATCATAAGTGTAAAATGTAATAGTATATACATTAGGAAACTTAAAAAATGCTGACTTTGCAATATTATTAACTTTATAACTTACATTATTTTTTTGTTTAACTATAATTTCTGTATTTGGATTTATTTTATTTAAATTATAATCTTCTAATTCATTATTATCTTCTGTTTTTTGATAATAAACATTCTTTCTCATATCAATCGAAGGCAGACTAGGCAACATACCGTCTTTGAGATTTGTAATAATTCTCATAACTCTTTCAGATTCTATAGGATTTTTTGGTCTAAAAGTAAATTCAAATGAATGTTCTCTTAAATTTTTAACACCAGTAAACACTAAAGAAGTATAGGGATTTCTTTGCTGTCTCATTGAAAGTGCTGCAATATCTTCACCTTTTGCTCCTGTGAGATTGAGCCCATTCATCAAATCACCTATTGCAGTTGCTGAATTAAATTTAAATCTATCCCAAGCATCTGGCGCATATCTATCAAATCCTTCTTGTGCAACACCAGAAATTGATTTTCCCATACTAGAATAAAAAGTTGAAGTTCTATTTATCAGCGAAGATTGATCCTTAAGATAATCACCAAAAGCACCTATTGCAGTAGATGTCAATTCTTCGGCATTTTGAGCTATCACTTCCCCAAAAAAACCCATTTTGACTTCATCATAACTAGCGGAGTATGAAGTTTTTAAAGAACCTTGGGGTAAGTATAAACAAAATGTTCTAACAATATCATAATATCCTGTTTCGTCTCCTGATATTGTTTCATTAAAGTTATCAATACCTGATGAATTATTTTTATTTAAAGGGTCAGAAGATTTTTTTAATGAATTATAGGTCAATTCTTTAATTAACATAAAATGTTGTGCCGAATCTTCATACTCGCCCAAGTTTAATGGAAATCTAAGTTCCTGATTTGTTGTTCCTATTTGTGTAAAAAAACTCATAATTGTCCTAAAGTTTCAATAAATGGTGAAAATTCTTCTCTATTTCTCTCTCTGGTATAAATTTCCGTTTCCTTAAATGTCATAGAAAATTTTGTGGAGAAAGGGTACCCATCATTATAAAAAGCTGGAGTAGCAGTTCCAGATGAATACTCCACATCAAATTTCTCTAAAACAGCATTTCTTATACTAACCATATATTTACTTCCTGGTCTGTTATTCGCATTTTCAAAATTAAAATTTGATGCTTCGGTTGGATAAAAGTTGATGTCAAAAATATCAGGCAAATTTTGAATGCCTAATCTTTTTCTAAATCCATTCGTTTCTTCAAAATTTTCAATAGGCATCATAGATTTTTTGAATTGCTTTACAATCTGTACCAAAGTATCTGATTCTCTATCGTTTTTAGGAATTAATTCATAAGAAAAAGAAAAACTTCTAAAACCAGAGTTTGAAAAAATATTTGTCATGAAAGAACTTTGTATTACTCCCATTCCTTGGTTTACTGCGGATTTTAATGTAGGAGTTGCTGATAATGCCATATCAGATGCCATTTTTGCAAAATTCGATGAATTAAATGATGAGACTGTGTTTTTTAATATTGTAGAAAAATCTGTTGATAGTCCTGAAAAACTTCCAACACTACTTCCAATTGCAGCAGCACCTCCAATTCCAAAATCTGATTGGGTGTATGATACATTAACTCCATCGGAAATGGATGGTATAGGTAATGCTATAAACCCCAAATGATTTGTTTTGTTTGCAGTATCTCTTGCCTTAATCGTAAAAACAGCAAATTTAAAAGATTCGGATGCCAAATCATCTGAGGATTCGGTCCCCAAATTTTCTGGAAAATAGTATTTAATACCTACATCGGTTTGATTTGATAGTTTTGCTATTTTTGATGCGTTATCTGTCATTTTACTCCCTAATATACATATATTTAGTATGGCTTATAAAGGAAAATATAGAGTAAAAAACTTACAAAAATATAAGGGAGATCCAAAAAACGTGACTTATCGTTCATTATGGGAACGAAAGTTCATGGTGTATTGCGAAGAAAATTCAAGCATAATTGAATGGTCCAGTGAGGAAATCGTCATACCATATCGCTCACCAATAGACAAAAAAATTCATCGTTACTTTCCTGATTTTTGGATTAAAATAAAAAAAGAAAATGGCACGACTGAATGTGTACTGATAGAAGTCAAGCCAAAAAAACAAACAGCACCGCCAAAGAAACCAAAAAAAATGTCTAGAAGATATTTAAACGAGGTTTTCACATATGGTATCAATGAAGCAAAATGGAAAGCCGCAAAAGAATATTGTGCAGACAGAAAATGGAAATTTGAAATAATCACTGAAGATCATTTATTCAACTAAATATATATATGGCAGAAAAAAGCTTTTTACAATCATTAAAAGATACAATTAGAAGAAATGAAGATCGACCAAAAACCAAAAATGCGGCCGATTGGTTTCGAAGAAAAGTTAGTGCTCTAAAGGGAGAACTTAGGGGTAAATTTTCCAAAAACGATACAGCAAATGAATTCTATCAAAAATCCAAAAAAAGTCGAATAAAAAATATAGAACCTGGAGTTATGGCAGCATATTTTTATGATCCAAAATATAAAATGCAATTACCGTATTATGATAGATTTCCAATGATACTTTGTATAAAAATGTACCATAATGGTTTTCTCGGAATAAATTTTCATTATCTATCCCCACTTCTTAGAGCAAAACTAATGGATGCTATTGAACAAAAAAATAGCATTAATTGGAATGCATTAGTTAATATTAAAGAAATAAAACCAACAATAAAAAGATATTTATGGAAACATATAACATCTAAAATTGTTATCATAGACGATTCAGAAAAAAATATTGCTTTATTTTTACCATTAGAAAGATTTAAAAAGCAAGATAAATTGACCGTATGGTCAGATAGTAAAGGAATGATCCGATGAACATATCGTCCTTCAAACAAGCATTGACCACTCTACAAGGTCCCGCACCAGTAAATAGATTTTTTGTATATATCGAAGGCGGTCCTGATATAAATTATAGAAATGTTAAAAACGAACTATATTTAATGTGCGAATCGGCGGAATTGCCTGGTAAAAATTTAATGACATATGATGATAAATTATATGGACCAATAAGAAAAATACCATATGCAATGGGTTTTACCGAAACAACTATGACCTTTTTGTGTACAAATGGAGGATTAAGAGAAAAAAGATTTTTTGACGAGTGGCAAAATCTTATAATAAATAACACGTCTAGCGATGTATCATATTATGATGAGTACAAAGCAACAATTAAATTACAACTTTTTGACGAATTTAATAATTTAAATTTTGAAGTGTTATTTCTAGAAGCATATCCATTAACTGTTTCTCCGATATCACTCACACAAAGCCCATCTACAGACTATGCTAGAATTACAGTATCATTCTCATACAGAAGATGGACCGAAGATATTAATACAAAACAGACAATATTGTCAAGACGTGCTGATGCACAAGAATTGTCAAGACGTGCTGATGCACAAGAATAATTATTTAATAATTTGACACAGGCAAAGGATTTTTTATGGCATTACCAAAACTTGATGTGATTTATCATGAGATGAACATAATATCTAAAAAAGAAACTATAAGGTTTAGGCCTTTTTTAGTAAAAGAAGAAAAAATACTGTTAATGGCTCTCGAAAGTGGTGAAGAAGCCGAAATGGTCAAAGCAACAAAACAAATTTTAAACAATTGCATTCTAAATGATGACATCGACATTGAAAAATTACCATTATTTGACATGCAATATATGTTTTTACAGTTAAGAGCAAAATCTGTAGGTGAAATAAGCGAGTTAAAAGTTAGGCATCCTAATGGAAAAAATTCATTAGGAGATGAGTGTAACCATATGACCGATTTGAGAATTGATTTATCTAAAATTAAACCATTGATTAATGAAAATCATACGCCAAAAATACAACTCAATGATAGTGTTGGAATATCCATGAAATATCCTACATTAGAAATTCTTCTAAAAATGGAAAATATTGATGAGAATGAAAAAAGTTCTGTTGAATCGATATTTGATATAATGGCTGATTGTATAGATTTTATCTACGATAAAGATGAAGTTTATTATTCAAACGAACATAGTAGAGAAGAATTGATTGAGTTTATTTCATCATTAAACACACAACAATTTAATAAGATTAGAGATTTTTTTAATACAATGCCTGCAATGGTACATCATGAAAGTTATATTTGTTCAAAGTGCGGACAAAAAGAAACTTTAACATTTTATGGTGTAGAAAGTTTTTTTTCGTAAGCCTGTGTCATAATACGTTAAAAAACTATTTTACAACAATTTTTAATTTGATAACGCACCATAAATACAATTTGTCTGATTTGGAAAATTTGATTCCTTATGAGCGTGACATTTATGTTGGATTGTTAATTGATTATATCAAAGAGGAAAATAGAAAAATGAAAGAACAGCAAGCACATCAGAAAAAAAGATAGGATAAAAAAATGGCCGAAGAATCTAATAAAGCAAAATTAAATGAAGTAATTGATGAATTACAAAATAATACTGAAGAAAATCAAGAAACTGTTACAGAGAATAAATTACTATTGTCTGAAACAATATCGGATTTTAAAAAAATCGCCAAAACTTACATTGAAATTGCAAAATTAAATAAATCGGCAGCAAAAGCATATAATTCTTCCGATTATACTACAGTAAAACCCGAAAATATACCTGAAGAAAAAACTATTCAACAAATTGAAAAATCAACACCTCAATTAAAACCATTGTCAGAAATAAGTTCTATGATGATGCAGTTGATTAAAACAAATAATGAAAAACATGACAGGTTATACAAATTATTCAATGATCAATATAGACAAGAAGATATTAGAAGAAGAGAAAACGAAGCCGAGAAAAGCAAAAAAACATCAAAAACGACAAAAAGTAAATCAAGCAAAGGTTTTTCAAAGGCAACTAATTTTCTAAAAAATATATTACAAACTGCTTTTTTAGGAAAAGAAGGCACATCATTATTGAAAAGTTTAATACCTAAAAGTTTTGATAAAGATTTTGGTTTGGTTTTAGTACGAAGTATCGCTGGAGCATTAATTGGACCTGAATTTTTAAAAGCAATACAAGCATCAATGGCAGCGGATGGTCTAGAAAATAAAATAATAGCATTTTTTGATGAATTATTTACTGGAGAAAAAACTGTTCTAGAGTCTATAGGCATTGGTGCGCTGACAGGTCTCGCGGCATTAGGTCCTTCAGGGATTATAATAGGGGGAATATTAGCAGGCGTATATAATGCATTTTCATCTTATTTTAGTAGCTCTAACATGACAGAAGATGATAAAGAAGCATTAAAGAAAAAAATAAAAGATTTTATTTTTGGAGATGCTGGTGCAATGGCCGTTGGTGCATTGGTAGGATTTAAAGCATTTGGTTTACCAGGCCTCATAATAGGGACAGGAGTTGTTGCAGCAGGATCTATTATGTCAACTTTTATGGAAAATTATGAAAAATCAAATGAAAAAACAGACTCGGGAAAATTAAAAGAAGCCGCTCTTAAAACACTAAAAGATAAACCCAAATTAAGTGGATTTTTACTTGGTGGCACTTTAGGTGGACTAATAGGAACTGCAATAGGGGGTCCGGTTGGAGGTGTTGCTGGCGCAATAATTGGAGCGGGTGTTGGTGCAGTTGCAGGAATAGTCGCAAACAAAATACTATCTAAAGCAGAGGGAGAAGACGGTAAAATAGATTCTACTAAAATAAAATCTGCCGTTTTAACTCTTATGAAAGAAAATCCAAAATTTGCTACAATAATAGCAACTACTACAGCAGGTGGTTTGTTGGGCGCTTTTGGTGGTGGTCCAATGGGCGCTATAGCAGGAGCAATACTTGGTGCAGGTGTGGGCCTAATAGCAGGACCACTAGTTGATCAAATATTGAAAACTGATGCTATGACTACTGGCTCGGGAAAATTATCTGATGCTGTTGTAGAAGTGATGAAAAAAAATCCAACCCTTAGAAGAATAAGTTTAGGAGCGGCAACCGGAGGTATACTCGGAGCAATATCTGGTGGCCCTGTAGGTATGATTGCAGGTGCAATTATAGGTGCGAGTATTGGCTATATGGTTGATTTAGTTGATAAAGACTTGCTGGCAAGAAAGGAATCAAACAAAAAGGCAGGATCAAATACTCCTATGTTAGATGCTATTTTACAATCAATAAATGAAAATCCAGAAATTGCTAAATGGGGATCATCAGTCATTGGAGCAGCAGTAGGAACTGCGGTAGCAGGTCCTGTAGGATTAGTCGCTGGCGCATTTTTAGGATATGCTTTTGGAAAAGTTTCAGAAATGGTTGCTGGTGTATTTGCAAGACAACAACAAAATTCTAATGAATCTATTCTCAAGTCTATAGCAAACGAACTGTTAAAAACGCCCATATCCGGTCTCGCTGCTACCGGAGCATTAATAGGCGCTGGTGCAGGGTTATTTTTAGGCCCAGGGGGTGTTTTAGTTGGAATGGTTGTGGGTGGTGTATTAGGCGCTGCCGTAGGAGCTATTGTAAAAATGTTAGATAATTTAGGTGTATTTGACTATTTGGGAGAAATGTATGAAAAATTTCGTAAGAGCGTGGAGCTTGCCATGGAGGGGGAATTCTCAAAAGCATATGAAGTGATGAAAGGAAATTTAGCATATACAGAAGAAGGAATAAAAAAATTAATTGATGAAGGAAATATAGATGATGCTATTAGAAGTTTAGCATTAGTAGCGACTAATATTCCTGAAGAATTAAAAGATAAATTAGAAAATGTCAATAGAGAAGTCTCAGACATTAAAACTGAAGAAGCAGAATTTATTTCTAATAATCCAAAGATTAATTTCCAAAGATTCAAAGAATTTTTAAAAGTTAAAAATATAGATATAGGGGATTTAGATAAGAAACAGAGACTAGAAGTATTAAACCAATACAGTCAAGAATCTGGTTTATCTGAACGGCTAAACGGCAATTTTTTTGATGAAAGAACTAGACAAGCAACACGTGAAAAAAAACAATTACTATTTTTTATGAATAATATACTTAGTCCTATGTCTAAATTAGTAAGTGATCAACAAGATGTATTTGGCCAATTGTCAAATTATCTAGGCGATTCGAATTTACAAAATATTGATATAAGTACAGCCGAAGGACAAAAAATTCTGGTAGAAAGATTCTTTAGATCAATACAACAAATTCCCCCCACAGTAGAAAATAATAGCAAAGGATCTTATGTTAAGACACCCATATTAACAACCGTAGGAGAAAAAGGTCCGGAGATGATACTGAATCAAGAACAAATATATGGTGTGACTAGAGAAATACTAACTCAAAGATATGAAAATGAAATTTTAAAAATGTCGGCGGGGCAAATTCCAATGCCACCGCCGGCTATTCCAAATGTAGTTGATAACAAAAAAGTGAGCATTCAAGAAACATTTAATGTGACTGAAATATTGCCCATGCCATCATCACATTTTTCTTTAATGGATGCTGCTTAATCTTGTTCAGCCAAACGAGCAAAATAAGACATATCTTCATCATCATCCTCTTCAGAATTCGCTGAAGATGCATATGCCGGCATGGGTTTACGATCTTCGCGCATTTCTTCCTCGGCTGATGATCGCATCTGAACAGATTGAACAACTGGCTCGTCAACTTCTGAAGTTCCAAGAGCAAGAACAGCATCAAGTCGCTCTTTCAGTTCATCATAAGTCTTAAACTGATCTTCGGAAGTAAACTCAGAAAGAGCATACTCTGCGTTCCAAACTGCTTCAAGTTCTTCATCAGTTTCAAGCAATTGCTCGGGTTTATCAAACTCAGACTTATCATAGTTTTGATAACCTTCAACTTTACGAATCTTTAATTTAAAGTTTGCACCTTCCCACAAATCAAATGGATTTACAGGAGTTTCATCTTCAAACTCTGGATTCATCAGATCATTGATCTTGTCAAAGATTTTCTTACCGAACTTGTAAAGAAAAACTTTACCTTCATTTTGAGGATTTTTTGGATCAGATACAACATAAATGTTGCTGATGTAGGTCAAACGGCGCTTTTGTTTTCGCGCAATTTCTTTATTCGCTTCAATTCCAGAATTCCACAACTGAGAGTTGTATTCTGAAACTGGGTCTTTTTTACCGAGTGTAGTCAAAGAATTCTCAATGTACCACAAACCTGTTGGTCCTTGAAAACCATGATTGAAAACTCTTGCCCAAGGAATGTCTTCTCCTTGAACAGGTGGGAGAAAACGAATCACAGCATAACCATTGCCAGATTTGTCTACTTCAGGTTTCCAAAAGCGATCATCAACATAACTCTTAGATTCTGAGGATGTATCAATCTTCTCAATCTCTTTGTTGAGTTGCTTCATGAAGGAGTTGCGGTTTTTCTTGAGTTCAGATAGTGAAGTCATCGTATGCCTTTCGTATTACGTTGTATATTGTTGTATTTTGTCTCGCAATATTTTGCGAAACTTCGTCTTATCCACCTCCAAAAATGGAGTATACTTCAAAACTTTATTTCTAAACTGAGGCCAAACAAATTTCTCATCAATTCGTTTGTCCCAATCAGGAAAAAAGTTAAGAATCAAATTCAGTATTGAGAAAGTCTCTATACTAACATATTTAGCAATTGTTTGTTTTAGAAGCAACGGATGTTGACCTTTTTCAATTTTGAACCACTGTTCAAATTCATTTTCATCTAAGAGTTTTTCAATATCGTTACTAAAAACATAACTCATGCTTTGAATACGCTTATTCCAATTAGTGTAGCACACTTCTGCTTGGGTGTCAAGCGCATCTCCGATCCACATATTTTCATCATCAATAAAGTTAGCCACAAAAAATTTAACGATTTCTTCATCCTTGAAATTTTTTGCTAATTTTATAAAGAGATAATGATCGTTACGCTTCTTAAATGTTTCGTATGAGACCTTTCTCTTCTTATGCTTGAAGTAATCAAACTTCTCAGCATGAAAATGTGTCTTGATTGCAACATACTCTTTGTAACAATCAAATGGTTCCATTTTAATCATAGTCCAGGTATTGTAGCAGTTCTAGGAAGAAAATGCAAATTAATTGCTTCTTCTCTTACTTTTTGCTTCAACATACCTTGAACTAATTTTCCTGCTGTTTCTGGTTCCATTTTGTTCTCCTCACAATAATATGATATCGCTTCAATATATCCCATTTTAGTTTTAGAGACTATTTTTTCTATAATCTCTGTAAATTCGTGAGGTTTAAGAGTCTTAATCAAGACATCTCCTTTACTTCATCACAAATACCATACTTCAATGCCTCATGAGCAGATAACCACACATCATGCGGCGGAAGTAAAAGATTACGAATATCATCATCAGCAATTCCAGTACATTTGCGATAATGATTAATCATTCGTTCTGTTGTCAAATCGTATTCTTTCTGGGCTGCAAAAAGTTCATGCTCTTTACCAAACGTTCCCCAAGTATACTGGTGAGAAAGAATGCTTGTATTTGGCGTGAGCATACGTTTACCTTTTTTACCCGCCATGAAGATTGACAATCCAGCACTTGCGACCATTCCAAGACCAACCGTATGGATTGGAATAGATGAACCGCGCATTACATCAATCAATGCGAATGCTGAAGTCGTATCACCTCC